CGGCTATCATGAACCAAAATCCTTTAGTGTTCAACATTGGTAGCGGTCTTAACCCTCATGGGCGAGATTGGACTATGCTCTACAATCTTTACATGAAGTTTCAGAAGATTGTGGATGCAGATGCAAAGCATTGGGACAAAGTCTTGCCATGGTCCTTGAAAGAAAAGGTTCTGGAGATCATAGTGCAGGTGTGTCGCAACTCAGGCTATACTCAGCAACAAGTGAATGTGGTCAGAGGATTGTTGGAATTCTCTCTGCACGAACCATGGGTTGTGGTGCCTGGAAGCGGAATGTACACAGCCCGCACCGGATGGGTTTCTGGATGCTTTCCTACCGAACAGCCAAGCAGTATAGCTGGACAATTGATTGTCCGAGCTGTGCTAGCCTATCTGTATGGAGGGTTGGCCAAAGGAGTGTTTTCACAACACACAGGTGATGATATGTTCTTTGGTCTTGGAGAGCATCTGGACAAGAAGTTCTCGGGTTTTTCTTTTGCTGAAGTGTGCAAAGAACAATTTGGAATGATCTTTACGAACGCTTCGAAGACAGGACCACCTGAAAAGATGCCTTTGGAGAAAATTTCTTTTGTCTCGCGGCAATGGACCAAGAGAGACGGAGAAATACATTGTCCATTGGAACTTGAAAGAATTCTGCGAATACCCACTTTCAAACCCAAGAACATGACTACGATCGCCTTTGCCAAGGCCACTGAACACAGTGTGGCCGGTGAATTGGCTGAGCATGATCACGCCACCATACAGAAAGTATGTGAGCGATATGCTCGATTCGTCGAAGAGACAGGTCAGGATCCATATCCTCTCTTGTTGCTTGGAGAAAAGAATCCTCAAGAGCTTATTCGAGCCATTGCTGACTTGAAGGAGATGCGGAATTCCATTGAGGAGTTATCGGACTTCGATACGGATCTCAACTACAAGTGCAATTGGACATTGGAAGAGCTTGAGAGCAGAAAAACTGAATGGGTTGAAGAAAGGAAGGAAGAGAATGCTCATCTTGTGTCAAAGCGCAAGCGAAACAAGAAGAAGACAAAGGAGAGTGCGCGGTTCACGTACGAGGT